TCCATCCATCCATCCGTCCAATCTTCTGGATAGTCATTACTTATAGGTATATAGGGGGATTCACCTGAAAAAATTGCAGGTGAGGAAGAATCTTCACGTGAAGAAATTTCAGGTGAGGAAGCATTTTCAGGTGAAATTCTTTCCGGTGAGGAAGTATTTTCAGGTGAAGAAACTTCACGTGAAGAAACATCACGTGAAGTTTTGCAGGTGAGGAAGAATCTTCACCTGAAGAAATTTCAGGTGAGGAAGTTCTTTCACGTGAAATATTTTCAGGTGAGGAAGAATTTTCAGGTGAAGAAACTTCAGGTGAAAAAACGTCACGTGAAATTTTTGCATGTGAGGAAGAAACATCACGTGAAACTTTTGCAGTTGAGGAAGAATCTTCACGTGAAGAAATTTCAGGTGAGATTCGGAAAGAAGACCTTCCGGCGTCCGGATGGTCCGCCTGCCAAGCCTCCCTAGCGCGGACAATTGGCTCTGTGGCTGCAACAAGAGATCTACCGACGGTGTTCATGCCGTGGACATGGGATCCGCGCTCAACGATAAGGCCCATCTCGAGTAGGGAGGCGATGGTCGTGCGGGCAGTGCGCTCGCTCGTGCCGGACCAGTCCGCGAGAACGGCGGCTCCAAAATCGTAGCAACCCTTATCTACCGTGCAGGAGTAGATCAGGGCATACGCCACGAGCTGTGCGGGCCTAAGGCCCAAATAGCGCATGAAGCCGTGTATGGCGAACGAAGGACCGTAGCCTTCGGTCTCTGTCTCGAGAATCTTCGACACTATGCGGCCTTTCTCCTTTGCAGCGCCTGGACCGCCAGGGAGAACAACGCCTCTTCGTTGAAGACATTGCACTCCCCTGCCGCCCTCGCGGATTCGATTTCACTTATCAGGGACTTGCGTCCGTAAACGGACAGCATGAAGTTGACGAGCTCACCGGAGCGGAATTGACCACCGCCGACAGACAGGGGAACCGCTAGGTCGAAATAGGCGACAAGCGGCTGGCCGATGGTATCGGCCGCATCCAAGGCGACCGCCGCCCTGCCTTCGCCCGCCTTAAAAATTGCGACGGGAGCCTGAAGGAGCTCGGGGACCGAAGCGAGCAGCGAGGGCTCGATCCCGTGCCTGTGAGCGCGATTGGAAATTGTCGTCTCGCGCACGATATGCCGCACGGTATGGCAGATCGGGAGATTGGGGATGCCCGCGGCCAAAAGTGCCTTTGGCGTCTCGGATAGAACGGGCACCGGCGCCTGGCGGTTGCAGCCGCGACCGCGAGCTATTGCAATCTCGGCAAACGTGACCCACTTTCGGCATGAATTCGCGTAATCGGCAAGATCTTGATTGGTTAGACCCTCTACTACGATGGTAGAATCAACTTGACCGACGAGGGCGCGATAACGCCCTATGTCGTCGAGATCGTGTTGACGCTGTTCACCTTTCCACATCCGTGAACTCCCTTCTTCTACGGTCTCACGTTTCGGGTGCGGCTGGGGCTCTTCCTTAATTTCCCAGTCGCACTTTTTTTCTGACACCCTAAATTGAATAGGCTCCATGAGCGATGTCGGGCACATCATGCGGCCCCCTTTCGGCTGCCGCGGGCCATGCGCTTTGACATGCTCTCTTGCAGAGACTGCAGAGAGGCGTACTCCTCGTACGGCATCTCATGGCTCGACTCCTTAATGAAAGGCGTCCTGCGCATATAGCGTCGAGGTCATCAATGTTGATGTAGATGGTCCGCGATCCACCACGGTTGAACGCGCCGTAGACAGCGGGAATCTCCCCCGACTCGATGAGTTCCTGGACTGCATCAACATGGCGATGGATGTATTTGGCTGCCGCGGACTTAGAGAGCCACTTACTGCTCGCCCAGGGCTCCATTCGCTCTTTACTGCTCATTACGCGACCTCGTCTTTCTGGGGAAGTCGCTCGTCGGTCTCACCGAGCAGGTACTCAATGGAGCATCCGAAGATTTGAGACATCTGTTCGAGCTGATCGTAAGTTGCCGACTTCGGATCGCGCTCAATTCGCACAATGATGCTTCTACTGACACCAATCTTGTCGCCAAGATCGGTCTGTGAAAGGCGAAGCCTCACTCGTTCCGCTCCGATACAATTCGGCATATATCCCTCCTAAAGTAATACTGATTGTTGTACTTAATTGAATACTAACACATATTGAAGTGCTGTGCGACAAATTGTCGTACATAAAGTCAAGGTGCTCAGAGAAAGGGGCACCCATGGGCAACAATCTGAAAACCATTCGCTCCAATAGCGGCAAAACTCAAAAACAGGTGGCGAAAGAACTCGGGATTTCGCTCTCTGCTTATAGAACGTATGAGCAAGGAACGAGACGACTTACAGACGAGCTTCTAATTCAGTTATCAACATACTTTTCCGTTTCAGTGGACTCGATTCTCGGATCCAAATACTCAGCTTCGATTTCCTCCCCATCATTTCTTGAAGACTCTGCGATGCGTTCAGTAGTCAATGCCGCTATCTCAGAAATGAATAAAGAGGAGAGATTACAGTTCAGGAAGCTGTTAGAAAGTTACATGGCTCTTAGTTTTGCCGGCAGAAATCAGCTGGTAGATAACGCGGACACGATGAACCGTTCCGGCAAATACAAGAGGTTTGGCAATATTGCTAAAAGCAACGCCTCAACTAGTTCTCGCGGTAGAGCCAAGACCGCCTAAACGATCGAACGAAACCTTTACCACCAGGGTTCTTTGTCCTGATTGGAATACAATACGAGGTAGCCACAATGCCTAAAAACAAAATTGGCGTAATTGAGAAAATAGGTGTCGACGCCGATGGCTTAGAGATATTCAGGGTTAGGGTCGAGGCCGGCACTCGTAAAAAGCGTGCCACAAAAAGGGTAACGATTCATGGAACCATGAGAGATGCCCAAGCAGCCGCATCCATGCTCTATGTCGAGTTGAATTCCAGCCTTTCTGAACGCGACATTCCTGAGATTACGCTGAATCAATACTTTTATGGCAGGTTTATTCCAGCCCTGGAAAAAGAAGGTAAGACCAACAGCACAATCGACGGATATGTCAAAAACTATCGAAAATGGATCTCCCCGAATCATGGCGAACGAGTCCTCTTGAATCTAGATGAGAACAATGTCCGAAATCTCATCGAGCAATCTGGGACCCCGAGAAACACGCTGCGGACGTACAGAGCGATCTTGAACAGGGCCAAATCGGATGGTTTCATACGCCATAAAATGGATCTAACGGGACTCGATGCCAGGGCAAAGAAACAGAAACGCCCCGCACCATGGTCACCCCTGGAATTAAAGCACGCTGCCGACGCACTAGTTGACGATGAGATGGCATACCTAACCCTGCTGGTCGGCAGTGCGGGCCTTCGCAAAGAAGAGAACCTTGCAATCACGCCAGCCGACGTACAGATATTGAAAATGCCGACTTCCCAGGGCGTAAAAAAGTATGTGCTCCTGAACGTCCATGCGGCCTATACCGACGAGGACGGACTTAAGGTCACCAAAACAGAAGAGTCTAATAGGCACGCTCTGGTTCTTCCAGAGTTTACGGAAAGGTTTCTTTCAGCTCTCGAGGACACGAAGCCCTCAATCGAGCAAGTTGAGGGATGCTGGCTCATCAGGCACAAAACAAGCTGGCACAAGTCCAGAAAAGCCAAATATAGGATCGAAACCGTCATGGGAAATCGAAAAGATGCCCAGGCAGTTGCAAGTCGGTTGGCCGCAGAAACGGCAGCAAAGTATAAGTTGGGGTCAAACCCAAAGCTGAAAGAAGTTGCCGATGGAATTTGGACTGTCACCGTTTTTAACGGATATGTCGACACCATGGAGAGGACCATCGCGCCAGAGGCGTTTATTGGAACCGAACAAGATGCAACGCGACACGCCCTGGAGCAGTGGAGCAACCGGCGAATTCTTCCATGTGCCGGCGAAACACTGCGAGGCCATTGGGAAACCGCGCTGAGGAAGCATGGCCTGAGGTTTATTCCCGTGAATAACCTGAGACATACCTCAGAGACGCTCATGGCCGCCAGCGGAGTTTCGACTCCGACAATTTCAAGCATGCACGGACATACGCAGTTTAAGACGGATTTCCAGCACTATATCGACCTAAATGTCGAGGCGATCCTTGATGCCGCCGATAAGGTCGACACATTCATGGCTTCAGACATGGCAAGTGGCGGCTTCACTCTCGAATCGCTTATTGAGAAAAAGGACTTCTAGAAGATGTTCAAAAGCCAAACGCGTGTAGTTTCTCTACAAGTCAATACAAACTACGCCTGAGGCAATGAGAGGCGATATAGAGCGCCGAATCGATATCTTAGTAACACAGATGAGTGCCAGACTTTCAGATGGCCTTAAAACGAATCTGAGCGCCTACGCCATCCAGATCTGTCGAAAAACTGCGACCATCGATTCATCACGCTTCCATCTTTTTTGGCGAAAGCAAACGCATCGATCGGTAGATCATAAAGCTCATTTTAAATCTACTGATACAGACAGGACACATATCTATGCACTAATCAGTGGTGGATAGTGGTGGATAGCCAGAAGAAACCAGTGGATTCTAGAAGGAATAGCCAATAGTAAAGCGGTTCCCCTGATTGACTGAATATCAGGGAAACCGCTGGTAGATAGTGGTGGGCCCTCCGGGATTCGAACCCAGAACCCAGGGATTATGAGCATGGGCCGAAACCCATCGAGGAGCATTTAGACATCGATGTCAGCTCACGAGTCAATTGGCACCTGCTGTCAGGCGCGCACGGCATCCTCACCAGGATGTCGGAATTCAACGCTGATGCCGCGACGCTCAAACTCATATGCCATCGCGTGAGCGCCGGCTTGACCGAAGAAATTCTGGTTGCAGTCAACCTCGTCATACATAGCCCTGGCACGATGGTGAGTGATTGGAGGGCAACCACAGGCTCGACACTCAGCGCCAAGATCTGACGCGTAACCACAGTGCAAGCATAGGAAGACCTGTTGACTTTGAATATCAACGGCTTTTCTCGGATACGAAAGAAGGAGTTTGTCAAAATGTATCAATTTGCCATTTCGTGTAAAACGAGATTACAATGGCTATTATTATCCGCTGCTATCCACACTCTGATTAACGTTTCTTCACATGTATTCGGTTTTGAAGATGGACTCATAATCCCTGGGTTCTGGGTTCGAATCCCGGAGGGCCCACCAGAGTATTTCGAGGCCGGGCATTACGCCCGGCCTCTTTGCTAATGGCACTGCTGACTAGCTTTGCCATCTAGAGACGCAAAGTCATCAACATTCATATTCGTAATTAACAATGGGCATGTCGCCAAGATGCTACCCAGTCAACACATGACCTAAATCTATAGATATGAAAAAAGGCCCCAACTTGCGTTGGAGCCTCATTCAATGATCGGGTGGAGCAGCCGCAACTTACTGCGAACACGACCATATACTTAAAAAAGGCTCGAATCAAGGTTACGCGAAACTGGTTTGCTGTCATAACTTTTTGCGAATCTAGTAACAAAAAAGTTTAGCGAACATCAAATTGCCGCTTGCTTTTCTCTATGGTCTACCCTATAATAATAGACGTCAAGAGGAAAGGAGGTGGTTCAAATGGACGAGTTTTTGAAGGACTTGGCAGTAGCGTGATAAGCAGCCTGGTAACAGTAGCAGCGGAAACGGCAATCCAAGCCCTAAAAGAAAAGACCTCTCGCAAAGCAGGCAAGCACGCAAAGAGGTCTTAAAGCAAAGGGGCACCGCAGAGGCGGTGCCCCGCCACCAACGATTTTACACTAGGAGAATCGCGATGAAAACGGTTTTAATTGCAGTTGCGGCATCATTGGCAACCATCTTTGTAATGAAGTGGATTAGAAGCAGGAAAGGCGGCAAATGATGGTCTACGATTCGCAGAAGCGCGCCGTATCGGCCTACCGCAAGAAGTCGGTGAAGCAACTCACCATGAGGTTTTATCCCAACGATACCGATGAGGCCATGTATCAGTGGTTAAAGAGCCAACCGAACACCACCGAGTACCTTAAGAAACTCGTTGCCGCCGATATGGAAAAGCGCGTATGAAACGCAGAAAAAGCCCGCACCCCATTACAGGGTGCGGGCTTCGTTGTGTTTAGCCGGTCAATTTCGAAGTCGCCCAAAGGACGGGAACAAGCGGAATACAGCATAGCGTGACTAGCACGCCAACCGCAACGCCGACGCCCCAACAAGCTTCATCCTTCATGCCAGAAGCTCGTTGACGCGGTTCTGAACGGCTTCGTAGCTGCTTCCCAGGGCGGCACGGCGCGCATCGCCATCGCCGTACTCACCGCGAATCACGGCGCGGGCAAGGGCGTCGATATCAACGCCCTTGGCGCGCTCGTTCACACGAGCCTGAACCTCGTCATAACGGTCTGCGAGGATTGCGCGGCGGGTGTCGCCGTTGCCGAAAACACCGTTGAACACGTCGCTCGCGAGGTCATCGACGCTCGCGGAAGCCGCACGGTTGATGAGGTTCTGCACCTCGTCATAGCGCGAGCCTAGGCGGTTGCGGCGATCGTCCCCGTTGCCGTACTCGCCGCGCATGACGGCGGCGGCAAGGTCTGCCGTGCTGCCTTGCGGATCGTTGGACGGCGCGGGCGTACCGCCGTTGTGGTTTGCGAACTTCGCCCAGGCGTCAGCGTCCATGTAGGCGATGTCGAGGTCGAGAAGTCCGTCATAGCCGCCGATGCGCCCATGGGACGTGTACTGATGGATTGCGCAGGAATCCCATGCGCCGAACGTGCCCGATGCGAGCCACGGCGAATCCTGGTAGCCAGTCTCGTTGTTGTCGGCGTACTGCGCGACCCAGAGCGCATGATTCGGTGCGATGGCGCTCCAATCCTCTTCCGTGCACACGCTACGGCTTATGTACACGATGCAGCGCACGCCTGTAAGCTCATAGATTCGGTCGAGGAACTGCTTTGCCTTGTCGGTGCCGATGCGCCCGTAATCCTCGTAATCGAGCATCGGCACGCCGCGCCCGAAATAGTTCTTGCAGTTCTCATAGAAGTAGTTCGCCTGCGCGATCGGGTCTTCTTTGTTCAGGAAATGGTAGAAGCCCCAGCACTTGCCCATGCTGATTGCCTTCTGGATGAACGGGTCGCACGTGTCGTGCACGATTCCCGTTCCCTCAGTCGCCTTGCAGAAGACGAAATCGTAGTCGATAGCGCCGAGGTCAAGCCCGCGCTGATAGTTGGAAATGTCGATGCCCTTCATTGCCATCGCTTATCACCCCTCAAAGCGTTGAAAGAGCCGAAGCCGACGGCCTCAAGCTCTTCACGCGTCCATGTCTTGATTGAATTCGCCCCATCGTCGGGGTCTCGCATCGCGTAGGTGCCGTCATCGTTTCTGCGCCACAGCATCACGACGTGGCTCCCGTAGTCGCGCTCGCCAAGCGTTCCGCTCACGCCAGCGAAGACAATCCAACCGTCATCGACGTATCTGAGCGCCGTGTCGGTGTCCCAAAACGTGTCAACGCGGTCGAAACCGTAGCGGTCATGGAGCAGCTGCGTGAACTTCGCCATGTCGTTAACGCGGTCTGTAAGGCACGCTTCGCCCACAAGGCTCGCGAGCAGGTCTGGCGTGACAGTTGTGCTGTTCTCGTAGCTCAAAGCCATAGCTGCGCACGTCAACCCGCAACCGTAGGTGCCCACCGCGCCGTCGCTGTAGGCGTATGACGCCCATTGAGGGTCTTTCTGCAAGAAGAGCGGCATATAGCCGCTCTTCTGTGCGTTCATCTGCTTGTCGATGATGGGCTGCGCATCTTGCACGCCGTCGCTGTATCCGCGCTCATAGCTCTCTGCGGCGCTTGAGCCGTCGGCCTGCACATGGTCGAGCGTCACGCCGAACCATGCCGCGAAGCCGATGTCGATGCCGAGCAGCAACGCGATTGCGAGCTTTAGCCTAGCCGCGCTTCGAGACTTCATCTGCCACCGCCTGTGCGCTTGCGGCTTCGGCGTCGGCGTGCTCGAAAATCTTCATGATGGGAAGGCTCGCGATCTCCGGGTAAGCCTTACAGAGGTTTTCGAGGATGCTTGCGACCTCCATGACGATAATCGCGACGCATACGACGTACACCGTCACGCCGCCGAATCCAAGGCCAGCGACGTGCGCGCTCAGAATCTCGATGCACATCGCGAGCAGGATGATGAGCGCCAAAACGGCCTTGTGCCCAAGCCCGGTGCGCATCGTGGAGCTCTTGAACTGATGGTTCATGACGGCGGCGATGATGCCGCTGATCATGTCGAACAGCATCAGCAGGAACGCGCCAGCGATTGCCCAAATCTGCTGGTCGGTGAACGTGTAAATTGCAGTGAAATCCATATCCTTAACCTTCCTGGTCGTTCTTCTTGTCTGCTTCGAGCATCGCCGCCACGGCGTCGCGCCAACGTTTCGGCACGCTGTCGAGCGCTCGCTTGCCGCTCTTCACGGCCTCGTAGTAGATCTTCGCCATTACTCTTCACCGCCTACCAAATCGCCGATTTCCAGAAGCGCCGCATTGGTGTCGTCTAGTGCGGCGTTGGTCGCCTTGAGCTGCTCCATGAGCGCGTCGATGCGCTCGGCGTCGGTAAGACCGTCATCCTCGTGCGCTTCCCACAGCTCGTCGAATGCCGCCGCCACCTCATCAACGGTTGGCACGCCGACCTGCACGAAATGAATCTCGTCGGCTTTGTAGAACTCGATGGACTTCTCGGCGGCGGGGCCGTTGTCCGCAACGTCCCGCTCGATGTTCTTGCGAAGCCAGACGTCGGCGGTCACGTTGTCCGCGCGCGCCTCAATCAGCACCGCCGCGAGCGGCGTCGCCGATACCGTTTGATAGCTCATGTTCCTTCCTTTCCACGGCGCTCACATGCCGTTTTGCTTGCTTAAATGCCTTGTCGAATCCGTTGCCCATCACGAGACGGAGCGAATCGGTGTTCTTGAACCAGCCCCAATAGCTGCACACGCGCCTGGCGCGTCCTAGCGTCGGTGATCGCCTGTACTTGCGAAACGCCCTGCATGCTCGAAGGAACAGTGTTGACCGCAACGTCACACGGTTCCTGCGCACGGTGAAGCCAACGACGTCGACTGGTTCCTGGTCGCCGACTCGGCATACCTTCCAAGGCTTGACGTGAAGGCCGAAGTCCTTGAGCAGCAGCCTTTGCAGCTGCCGCGCCGCGCTTCGCAGGTTTCGCTTGTCCTGGCTGAACAGGTAGATGTCGTCGGCGTACCAGAGCTGATGCGTCACCATCGGGACGTTGCAGCCGCGCCGAACCTTGCGCATTCCCTCCACGGCGTGGTAGCCGAACGAGAGAACCAGCTGCGCCATTCGCAGGCTGAAATAGCTGCCGATTTCAAGCCCGCCGCCGTAGGTCGCGAGCAGCGTCTCGCACAGGTACAGCACGTCGGGGCTTCTCACGTAGCGGCGAAGTATCCGCATGACCACATCGGCCTTTATCGACGGGTAGCACTTGCGAACATCGAGGTGGACGAAGTAGCCGCCCTCTTGAGCCCATCGGCTCACGGCGTTCGCGGCCATCAGCTGGCCTTTGCCCTTCACGCTAGAAACCTGCCAGAAGCCGACTTTCGCGCGAAGAAGCCCGCTCAACGCCTCGATTGCCACGTAGTCGCATATCTGCTGCTTGACCGATTCGACGCCGATGGTGCGCAGCTTGTCGTTCGTCGGCTCGCGGTGCCTGTAGCGCTTGATGGGGCGAAGCGCGAGCGTACGCGTCGCGATCTCGCTCTCGATTTCTGCGATAAGCTCATCGGCGCTGCCGTGCTCGTCGGGAACACGCCAAGCGTTCTTCTTTCCAGCGGGCGCGTTGAGCCACGATTCGTATGCTCTACTAATAAGAACTCCGTCGATGCGGAGCCCTTTGCAATAACTCTTCAATTGTTTAGACCGTTTCTCTCTGGATGCTGTCTGAGAGGTCGCCGACACGGCTACTGTCCCAGTGGTCTTAAAGCCATTTCAGTCAGTTGACCCAGGCCAAATGCCCGCTCGTTGCCAGCACGGCGGGTAGTCGCGGCGGAAATGTGTTCAGCTGGTTTTTTCGTTGTTGTCCAGATAGGCGCGAGCCGATGTTCCACCTAGTGTCGCCGGTGCCGTTGTTGCCGTTGACGTACCAAAGGCCAGCATTGCCCCTGTTCCTCAAATTGCCGAGGGAAAGCCAAGAGAACATGACAGCCCGCGCGCCGCGAATCCCTGCTTGTTTTTCAGAGGGGACAAGTCCCCTCGCGGCTTACGCCGCTTCACCCCTTGAGCGACCATTGGCAGAGCGGCGCGAGCCGATGTGCCACCCAGTGACGCCGGTGCCGTAGTTGCCGTAGACGTACCAAAGGCCAGCATTGCCCCCGTACCACAAAAGGCCGAGGGAAAGCCATTCTCGCCAGCCGACGGTGGTGTCCGCGACCTTGTAGTTGCCGTCGCAGATGCCAACCGACGTCGACGCGCCCGTTCCCTGCTGCATCATCAGGCCGTGGACAGTCTTCGGATAGAGTCCGTAGTTCCAGCCTTCGCCAGCTGGACCAGGAAACGCGCCGACGCTCAACGCCGAATCTGGCATGCCGCCAGACTTCTCGTTCTTCGTGTCGGGGTTGACCCAGACGACCGTGCCGCTGCCCGTGTATTCGATGAGCACGTTGCCGAAAACCTCGTACATACCAAGCGCCTGCTCGATGCCTTGGATGACGAACGGCTGCTTGGAGTCGGTGCAGCTCGTCGGCGAGCCGTCTCCCTCAACCATGTCGCACGCGCCAGTGTTCCACGGCGAAGTCGCAAGCTGGTAGGTAGTAGCGGTATTGAACGGCGTCGCGACATCGAAGTAAATCGCGACGTTGGAATCGTCAACGGCCACCTTCTTGATGACCTTCGCGCCATCGAATACGTCGCAGTTGTAGGAATAGCCGCGGTCGGTACTGTCTCCCGTGTGTGTTCCGAGCATCATCGCCGACCCGACGAGAATCTGGTCTGCCTTGTCCTTGGCGATCACGACGCGCGTCGTGTTGCTCTCGGCGAGCGTCAGCGTTGCCGTCACGTCGTATGCCGTGCATCCAGTAAAGACGCTCTGGCTGTTCTTGGTGGCGTACTTGAGCAGGAACATGGCCTTGACGTACCAGTCGTCGGCTGCGACCTTGAGCGCGTCGCCAGTCGTGGCCGTCTTCATGAGCGACACGCCGCCGTCGTGGCTGACGCTTCGCGTCTTGACGGGCGCGCCGCTCACGCTGCGCGGCTTGCCGTCCGCATCGACCGACAGGGCGTATTTCGCATAGAGCATGTAAGGCCGCTGAGCGCCGTTTGGCAGCAGCGCGGCGGGCTGTCGCTTCATGCCGGGCTGGCGCATATCGGAAACCGTGAGGTTGACGGCATCGTCGGTCTCGGTCTCAAGCGTGTATAGCACGGGCGTCATAATCCATGTATCGTTCGTGCGCGAGAAGCGCCCATCGCCGTCGATGGCCGTGACGTACGGCGTGCCGTCCGCGTCCACGCCGCCGTTGACTTCGAAGAAAAGAAAAGCGCCGTGGCCGACGTACGGGTCTACCGCCGCGCGACCGATGACGCCTGGTTTCGGGTTCGCGATTCCTGCGTTCGCGCCAGTCTTGGTGCAGGCGGTGGAGCTGCCCTTGGGAATGCTCACGCCGTAGTTCTTGCCGTCGCGCATCTTCGCGAGCCACGCGGCGATGCTCGCGTTGTCGTAGCGGCCAGTTTCCTCGTTGAACTTCGGCACCGACGATGCGCCCATGCCTTCGAGCGCGACGGCGATGCGCTCAAGCGTCTCGTTTCTCGGGAAATTGAAATCCATCCTTTGACCTCCTAAACAGTCATATCGACCAGCACGGGCCAAGAGTTGCCCTGCGCGTCGGTCACTCGTTTGAAATAGATCTTCATGTCGGTGCTGATGGAGCCGCGAGCTTCCTCAGCCGCCTTGCGGGCATCCGCAGCGGCTTCGTCGGCGCTGTCTTTCGATGCGTTTGCGGCGTTGGTCGCGGTCTTCGCGGCATCGGTCGCAGCGTCCGCGTTGGCTTTCGCCGTGTTCGCCGCCGTCGTGGCGTCGTTCGCGCTTCTTGTTGCGGCGTTGACCTTGCTGGTTGCCGTGTTGGCAGCTTCGGTCGCGCTCTTGCAGATGCTCACGGCGGCGTTGGCGTTGTTGACTGCGGCAGTCGCGTCGGTCGTCGCCTTTTCGCCCTTCAAAACGGCATTTTCGGCGCGTTTTTCAAGCGCTTCGACGGCGTTGTCCCAAGATTGCGCGGGCGCGTTTCCTTCGCGGGCGTCGCGCATAATGTCGAGCGCGAAACGTTCGGTCTGCACCGTTTGCGAGCTCTTGGTGAATTCGAAATAGGCTTCGTCGGTGTATCCAGGGACGCACGCGAGCTTGCTTTCTTCGCAGACGTGCGTAACCGTGTTTCCTGAAACGGTTGCGGTTCCCTTGTAGTAGTGGATGCGGTCGGGCAATCGCGCCACGAGGTACGCCGTATAGCCAGCAAGGGCGAACTCTGCACCGTTGTCGTAGACGAGCGCCTTGATGGTTGTGCCGCCGCTCTCGCCCTGCGCGATGCGGATGCAGTTGTTCCCGCATCCGCGTTTGTCGATGTCAAGCTCGATGGTCTGCGTGTTCATTAGGCATCGCCGCCGCTCTCTGCTTCGGTGTTGAGCGCTCGCAGCTTCTCAAGAGCCGTCAAAAAGAGCTTGACTGGATCGCCTTCGGTCGATGCGCCATCAGCTGACGTCGTTGCAACCTCTGGGTCTACGATTTTCGCAAGCGCGTCGAAACATTCGACGGTCGCTTCGGTGCGCTTGTCGACATATACGGGCATGACGAACGTGAACTCTTGACCTTCCTGGGCTGGCTTCACAATGTCGGCTGCACGAACAACGCTTCTGCTGCCATCATCGTAAACGGCGATGAAGACAATGCCCTGGGCTTCCGCGTCAATCAAGCTGCTCTGAGTGAAGTCGGTCAATTGACCCTCGCAGTTTCCAACTGGGTCATGGGCCATGTAGCTGACAATCTGTGCCATGTGGCTTCCTCCTTTATCCTGTTCCAACGGTCGAGTAGGACGTGAAAAGTCCGTTGATGCTGCTAATCTGAAACGTTCCGTAGTGCCAGCCGACGGTGCCGTTTCCGTTGTCATGGACTTCGTAGACAATCGGCTGAGAGACGGTTCCAGTTCGTCCGTATGTAGTTGTCACGCTCGTGTTCGACGATGCTGCGGTTGAGATAATTGGCGAAGAAATGCGCACGCTTCCCTGCGCCTGCATTTGGATGCCGTAATAGATGTTTCCGGTACTCGTCTCTTGCATGGACGCCGTATAGTCGATGTACCCGACTTGGGTCGGCGTCGAACTGTTTCCCGTCGTCCTATATCCGCAAAGCTGCCCAGAGCTGTTCAGCATCGTGTAAAAGCTTGAATGTCCGCATTTGAACGTTCCGCTTGCCGTGATGCTCGTTGCCTTCATGTAGTTCGTTGTGAGTGTGCCGCCTGTCAGATTCCAGGAATTGCGTCCGTACTTGTCTGCAATGGTTCCAGTCGCGATATATGACGCGTTTACGTAAACCTTCCCGCCGCTCATGTAGATGCCTTGCGTAGCACCGTTGTTCGTGAGCCTGTTGAAGATTTCTTTTTGCGTCAGCGCATCGTCGTAGTCGCTCAAAAGCCCCTGCGCCGTCGCCTTGGCCTTCGATTGCTCGATGGCGCTCTTCGCGCTGTATGCCGCCGAGTGATATGCGTTGACCGCGCTCGCATAAGTGCCGTAGGCGCTCTTGTACTCGACCATCGCGGTCTTGAGCTCGTCAGCCGTTTTGCAGCTCAGCACATTGCTGATGCAATCTTTCAAATTGTCGTATGCCTGGTTCTCTCCAAAGGCGGCGTTGTATCTCGGCGTCAAGACGTTCAGCTTGAATTGCTCGTTGAGCGAAGTGCTCTTGCTCAGCGTGTTATATTCGCTCGAAAGGTCGGATTGCTCCTTCTCAATCGTTTGCAGAATCTTGTTAACGGCGGCTTTCTCGGCTTCGGTCACCACGCCGTCGCTCGCGAGGTCGTTGACGGTTCCGTCGAGGTTGTCGAGCGACGTCTTTAGCTCCGAGAGCGACTTGTCTGTCTCGCCAAGGTTCTCGGTCAGCTCCTTGAGCGCGGTGCTCGTGTTGTTGCCCAGTCTTTCGATGTCATTCGCGTTGTTACTCGCCCTCTTATCGAGGTCGTTTATGACGCCATCGAGCATCCATCCGCCAGTGCCGTAGTTCACATCGCCTGGCGAAAGCTGGAACTCGCCCGTGTCGAGGTTCCAGAAGTTCTTGCCCTTCTCGTCGGTGAGCAGGCCAGCGCGCACGCGGTCGGCGTGCATGGTTCCGACGTTGATGCAATCGGCGTTCACGCTTTGCCCCGTGATGAACGTCGTCCAAGCCCATTGCCCGTCAGCCGTGAGCGATGACGCAAGGCGGATGCCCATGCCGTTGATGTTCACGGCCCACATGTTGGATGTCGTTTTGGCGGGCGTTCCCGTCTCGGGGTTCAGCGCGACGTTGCTGAAAACCTGCCCGAGCTCGAACGATTCGACTTTGTAGGTGCCGACGGCGTTGAACTGCTTGTTGAGCGCCGATTGCAGAAGCTGCAACCAGCCAACGGAAGGGTTCGCAACGGCATCGTAGTTCGCCCTCGAAGCCGCACCCGATTTCAGCGCGCCAGCGACCGTCTCCCACATGTCGGTGAGCGCGTCGACCAGGTTGCCGAACGTCACCGTGGTCTCTGCCGTGACCAAATCGCGCTCAATCTGCGAGACGCGACCTTTAAGGCGTATGCCGCCCTCGGCGAACTGCTTGTCGATGATCGCCACGCAATCGCCCAGCGCCACGCCTTCCCACGTGCGCCCGTAGGCGTACAGGTCGAGCACGTTGGCTTCGTAAGAGACCGTCGGCTCCTTTACGGCGTCAAGGTAGTCTTGCGTCTCTTGCAACAGCTGCACGGCATCCTCGCACTGCTCGTTGATGTACGTATCGACGGCAGGCAGGATTCCGCCCTTGCCGTCGGGATGCCCCCAAATCTTGGTGGCTTCCGCGTCTTCTACGTAGTCCTTGCCACCGTTGATGTCGCCGAACGTCAGGCGGCGTCCGTAGCCGCCTGTGTCGGTCTCAACGCCCTTGCCGTAGCCGTACACCCTTGTTTTCGGGTTCGCGCTTCCGACGGTGCGCTTTATGTCGACGATGTCCTTAGTCCACGTGAAGCGCTTGGGGCTCTGCCGGTCGCCGCGCGAAGCGCGAACGCCGATGTAGCGGTGCGTGACTTTAACGCCGTCGGTCTCGATGCGCGTCTCAAGCTCGCCGCCCCATGTCGCGATGAGGTCGGTCAATCCCTCGCGAACGCTTATGTGGTAGAACGTATGCGATGCGCTGGCCTTGAGGTCGCATGTTCCGACTTCCCAGCGCGTGCCGCCCAAGATGGACGTGAGCGCTTCGGCCACGCCGCCGCTAGGCCGCTTATCTTCTATATAGTCATCAAGAAGTTCGGCGATGGAGTTTATGCAGACGGCTTCGCAGTAGGTCTTGCCGCTTTCGTCGTGAACCTGAGAGACCTCATCGACAAGATGCTCGTGCGCATTGCCTTGACGGTCTACCCAAACGACACGCTGGCCCTTGGAAAGCTCGCGGCTGCATGTGATCTTAAGCTCATCGGTTCCGTCGAGCGCTTCGGTGTGTGTTGCGGCAGTGTAAGCCAAGCGCCCCATGTTCTCACCCCAGCGGTCGAACAGGGTAAAGCCGATGCGCGAGATTAAAGCCATCGTTCCTCCCATTCGATAGTTGCTGTGCCGCCTGTAATCTTCAAGTGAGCGCGGCCATTTATCTCGAAGAAATCGCTCATGATGTTGAGTGCCGCGACCGAGCCGTTCACCGTGGCTTGCTCCGTTGCGAAATCGAGCCGAACAATGCTGTCAGCCGTCAATGCCTGAACCACCTCAACGAACTCGCCCGTATCGGTGTTGGTGATACGCCAAGAGCTGCAAGCACCAGGCTTCGCCGTCACTCTCATCGGTGCTGGCAGCGTGCCGCCGACGGCGAACGCCGCTGAACCGCTCACTTCGATGCGTCGGCTTTGGCCGCGATAGTCCGGGTCGCCGATGTGGAACGTCACCGTGCAGCTCGGGCAATCGTCGGTTATCTCATCTAGGTCGGTGCTTCCGCTGACGATAGCCATAAGGTATCGCGTCGGATCGTCTGGCAGAAACAGCGGTGCGGGCTCGTCAGTCCAGAGCATTGCCGCGAGTTTGTGGCGGGCTTCCGCTACGTCGCGGCGATGCTCTGTGCGCAGCCACATATCGACCGAGAGGTCGTAGCCATCGCGCTTGACCGTTTTGAAAACCTCGCCGTGCCGCCCCGGCACATCTTCGAACGTCGCATCGACGCTCGCCATGACAGGGCGGCGAATTTTACAGTAAACCAGGTTCGAAAGGTCGTGGCCGTTGAACACGATGCTGTCGGTCTGGCTGCGCTTGCGGTTACGCTCCAACGGTCACTCCCTTCTGCTTAAGGCGGCTTGCGATGCCAGCGCCTATTTGCTGACCTGTGGTGTAGGCGTCCATCTTGTCGGACACGCTCGCGTTCACGGTCACGGCGATTTCGACGGCGCGGGAAGCACCTACGCCAACGCGGTCGAACGCGCGTGAAACCGCATCCTCGACGCTGGAGCGCAATTTCTTATCTGGCGTGACATGCTCGCCGCCTGCTTCGCCGACGCCGATGATGCTGGGTCGGTCGAAGTAGCCGCCCTTTGCGTACCAATCGACGCTCACGCTCGGCAGCTTCACGACGCCGCCGACGTCGCGCCAAGAAACGTTGAAATGCGGCAGGTTGATGTGCGGCAAGCTGATTCGGATGCCGCCGAATGCAGACGAAATGCGCCCAGGGATTCCGCTAATCGCGTTCCACGCATCGTTAATAGGGCTGGTAATGTTGTTCTCGATTTCGTTGAACTTATTAGCAACCGTCGAGCCAAGACCAGGAAAGCCCAATTTCTCTCCGATTGCGTTGCCCGCGTTGATAGCGTTGTTCCGAGCGTTTTGCAGTTTGGTCGATATGTTGTCTTTGATGGCATCAAAGGCGTTGCTCGCTTGATTTCGCGCTTGCTCCCAATCGCCGTTGAGCACAGATTGCAAGGCCCCAGCCGCAGAGCTGCCGACGATCTGGGCCGTCTGCATGTCGTTCTGGATAGAATCTCTAATAGCACCGAATTTTTCCACTGCTGCGATTTGCAGGTTGCTCCACGTGTCGCTCGCCGAGGTCTTCAAGCCGTCCCAAGCGTTAGATGCGTTCTGCTGAATGCCATTGAACTTGTCGGCTAGGCTGTTCTTCGCCTCTTCGCATTTGCCCGTTATGCCGTCCCATATTCCCTGCCAGAATACGGGAACACCAGCAAAGAAGTTTTGCACGCCTTGCCATTTTTCTGATATCCATCCCGTGAAGTCAGACCACAGCTGCTTGCCTGTCTCGGTCTGCGTGAAGAACCACGTAAGACCAGCAACAGCGGCGGCCACCGCCGCGACGCCAAGCAGAATCGGGTTCGCGGCGATAAGCCCCGTGAACGAAGTCCAGCCGCTGCCGACGGCACCGATAGCGCCCTTGAGCCCGCCGAAAGTCTCGGAGACTCCCTTTATCGCGCCGCCGATCTCGGTGCCCGTTTGGAGAACCTTGCCTGCGCCAGTCGCGAGTCCGCCAAACGCGAGCGTTCCAAGCCCGATGTTCGTAACCAGGTCTTGCTGCTCTGGCGATAGCTGCTGGTACCAGTTTGAGACCCCCTCAAGCGCAGGCGTCACCTTTTCGAGCAGCGTAGTGCCAAGCTCCAAGACCTTCTCTTTAAGCGGCATCGCCGCTTCGCCAGCTTCCGCCATCTTCTGGTTGAGCTGGGCTTGCTGCTCGCGCGTGTCGAGCATGGTCTTGTTCGTTTCCTGATACGTCTGCCCGATGTCGCCGTACAGACCGTCGAGCGTCTGCGTGATGAGCGTCGAGCGTTCCTGCTCGCTGCCACATGCGGCAAGCGCGGCATTGAAGGCATCTTCTTTTGTCGCACCCTGGTCTATCTGGTCGTTGAAAGCCTGCTGTGCGGCCTGATTTCCAGAAAGCGCGGCGCTCCATTGCTCGTTGCTCGCGGTAGCCCAGTTGAGCGCATCTGCCAAACCGCCCGTTACGGTGCCCGTGTGAGCCGTCTCCTGTGAAGCTTCGACGAGGTTTTCTAGCGGCAGCGCATCGCCGAACTTGGAGAAAGAGCCAGCGGCGATGTTCGTCCATTGATCAAGTTCCTGCTGGTTCGTTGTCAGGCGTGACAGGTTTTGCGCGGCTTCGGTGGCAGTGTCCTCTTCGCCGAGCAACTTGTAAAAGAGCGTATACGAGTTCCGCGCCTGCTCGCTCGTTCCTCCAGCATCCTTCCATGCGGCGTCCAGCTGGTGGGTCTGCTCGATATTCTCTTCCTGACTCGAAGCCAAGCCGACGAGCGCCGTTGCTGCGCCGCCGACTGCTCCGGTGATTGTCTTGCCAGCTGTCTCAAGGCCCTTGCCAGCCTTTGCAAGCTTGTCGCTGTTGTCTTGGATGGTCTGACCAAACTGATACAGGCCACTCTTCGACGCTTCTGCTTCACGGCTCACGCTTTTTAAGTCGTCGACATAGCTCTCAAGCTGGTTCTCGCAGATGGCTATCTGAGCCTTCAAGCTCGAATACTGGGCCTGCTCGCGCTCCGTGAGCGCAACACCGCTTCGCTGCTTTTCCTCAAGACCCGCGAGCGCAGACTTGTAGGCGTCGAGCTTCGTCTTCGTCTCGTCATATGCGCGGTTCAAGAGCTTTGCCTTCTCGGTCAAAAGCTCCGTGTTCCCTGGGTCGAGCTTGAGCGCGCGGTTGATGTCCTTGAGCGCGCCTTGCGTGTCCTTGGCCGTGCTTTGCACTTTCTTTAACGCGCCTTGCAGCTCGGTCGTATCGCCGCCGAACTTGATTGTAAGGCCCTTGTACGTTACGGCCATGCCTTCACCTCTATTCGTATTTCAAAGATATGAGCGCACAGAACAGCGCACCTTCTCAGATGCGCTGGCGCTTTGCGCTCGCATCACGCCCAAAAGGCCGCTTCGCCCTTGCGAGATTCCTCGTCGTCTTGCACGTAGGCAATCGCATCGTTGACGAACGAATGTATGTCAAGCAGCGTCTGCACCTGCCGATAGCTGAGCTTCTCCAGGTCGTTTATCGACAGCCCGGCTTGCTGGCATTCGTAGATATAGAGCGCGTCGCAGCTACTTTGCAGCTCCGTCGGCAACGGCGGCATCGGACGCTTCGGCGGGCGCGGCTGCCATGTCTTCCTTTGCGTGCGGAAAAAAGTTGTCCTTCACGATGTCAATCACGTCGGAAGCCCAACCGTCGGAACGCTCCAGATCGTACGCGTCGGTGGGGAAGCCCTTCACCCACTCTTCGAACGGCTTGAGCTTGCGGTCGGCGGTCTTCGCGCACGCGTAGAAAATCTCAAGCAGCGGAACGACTGGCGCGACGCTTGAGCAAGCCTGAACCTCAAGAACCATTGACACGTCTTCGTTGATATCCTTCGGTCGTTTGGTTCCGTCGGCTCGCGTCACGCTGAACTCGCGAGAGAACACGATTGGCGTGAAGGCGTTGCATGCGACAGGGTAGGTTTCGCCGCCGACGGCGATCTCGGCAACCATTACGCGACCTCGGACGCGGGCGCGGGCGTGAGCTGGATATCTACCTTCTCGAAAAACTTGTCGTAATCAGCAAGGTCGCTGTAGCTGTCGTAGCAGCTGCCGCGCCAGCCGGTCGGCAAAGTGACAGGACGCCACGTCAAATCGTAGTCGAGCTGAGTGATATCTGGTTTGTCTTCGATTGTCTTGGAATCCATGCTCGGTGCCTTGATTTGACACGCGAGGAAGCAGCGGCGCTTGGCGATGACGTGTCCGGGCTGTTCGCACATGAAAGCGAACTTTTTCGGCGTCTTTCCGGACGTGCCCAGAACGCGGCCCTTTGCGTCAACATCGAATCCCACAAGCTCGGCGAACAGCTTGCGCAGCTCTGGCGTGCTCTCCGTGTCGTAGAACGAGATCGTTCCGGAGCCGCCGTTGTCCTGGGTTTTGTCAATCCACGGCTCGTTGTCGGCGTAGCTCGTGTTCGTCTCGACGGAAGGCTCCATCTTGATTTCAACAGTTCCGAGAATCTTGACAGGAGTTTCGTAGGTAAATGCATCTTCGTCTTTAAGAACAGCGATGTGCGAGTTCTTGACGCCGAAGAATCCGTTTCGTGGCATGTTGTGCCCCTTTCTATTCGAATACGTTTATCTGGTAGGCGGTCTCGATGACGCCTTCGCCGTCGATGGGCGTGATTGTCTTCGTGTATGCGAAACCAGCATCATCGAGCGCGGTTTCGACACGCTGCTCAAGCTTGTAGTCGCGTTCTGCGCAGTAAAGGCCGCAGTCGTACGGCATCCATCGCAGGTACGCCACATTGTCGGCGTACACGGATTCTCCGTAGCCCGCTTCAATCTCGATGTACGGCGGCGCGGGCCGCTCGTCTGGCTGGAACGCGCCGTTGCTGAACGGCAAGCCGAACGACTTGAGCAACGCCACAAGCTCATCAAGCGTTTTCATCACTCGCCGCCTTTCGCGAACTCGGCGGCAACCTCGTTGTACACGCCCTCGATTACGTGGTCGCCCGCGACGTGCCCAGGGTAACGACCGCTCTGGTTGGCAATTGCGTGGCCCTTTTCGAGCAGATGCGTGAGCTGATATTGTTTGTTGTGGACGGTGCAGCTCGTGCCAGTCTCGTCCGTCTCGACGCTCGCCGCCCATCCTTTGGCGTAGCTGCCGCCGTGATGTTCTTTTTTTCGGCTTCGCTCGCGCAACAACCGTACGGCCTTCTGGCCAGCGGCGCGGGCGTTGCCTTCGAGTGCTTCGGCGTCATCGTCGATGACCTCTTGCATGTCGTTCACGATGATCGTCGCCAAGTCGTCGATGTTGATGCTGCTCATCTGTTGCCCGCTTTCTCAACAAGCGTTAGGCGCACGTTGTCGGCACCACTCATTTGCTTGTTGTCAACCGAATACGTGGTGCCGCCCAGCTCCACAAGAACCTCTCCAGAATACGCACAGGCGCGGATACCGATAATAGCCTGCGGCTTCACGCCAGCCTGTGCCGCCGCATAGTACGCCGCTGCGCTCATCGAGTACACGTTGCACGGCACACGGCGGCGGCGTTCCTTCTTGTGCGGCACGCCCTTGTCATCGCGCTCGGTCTCGGTCGCGATGAGCGTGCATACGCCGTTCCAGTTACTCATCGGCTGGCTCCGTCCTGTACGCAGAATCACCGCTCATGGAGGTGAGCATGCATTCGAACGACTTCGTGAAACGGTCTGCATCGGGGTTGTCCATACCGAAATTGGCCTTGACGTATACCTTGATGGCAAGCCGAATTCGACCGTCTGAATCATCATTGGCTTTTTCGGGAAGGACGCCGCCCGCTACCAGCTCGGCGCGGGCGGCGTCGATGACGTCTGCAATCTCTTCGTCGAAGTCGTTGCAGAAAGCGGGGATGCGCAGGGCGGCGCGGCACGCGTCGAGCAGCTTGCTCTTAGCTTTGTCGGCCATGGCGCACCGCCTTCTTAGGCGGTCTTGATGGTCAGCTGGGCGAACGCCTGCGGTACCACGAGCCCGCCATCGAACAGCACGTAGCCATCGAAGCAGCGCTTCTGGCTGCGGGGCGCAACGTATGGCGTTACGTCGGGGCCATCGAACAGGTTGCCGTGGAACAGGTCAGGATAGCCCGCCTTGATAACGCCGTCGGCAATGGAATCGTCGCACTTGACCAGCTTGCCGAAGATGCGACCTTGAACGGTCGGGTCATCGGTGCTCTCGTTCACGAAATAGGAGCGGTTGTTGGCGTCCTCAATCAGGGCGATGTAGTTCCAGATCGTATCGTTGTTGGCGTAAATGATGACGCCCTTAGCGGCGGGGTTGCCAAACGTCTTGAGTTTGGAAAGCATGCCAGTGATGTCGGACTTGGCAATAGCGTTTGCCTTTGCGGTCTCGATCTTGTTCGCGGCAGCCATTCCGAGCGTGGTGTCGGCAAGGCGCGTATGGGAAAATGCGTTGCAGGCCACGGCAAGGCGGGCGGAAACCTCGTCGATGATGTACTGCTGGAAGCCGCTGAGGGACTGGACGGCCATCTTGCGGGACATTTCGACGGTCTTCTTGATCTCTTCGCCAGTGAGCGTAATCACGTCGTACTCGTTCTGCTCAACATCGGTCGGTTCCGCGCCCTCGTCGGTCTTCGCTGCGTCGCCTTTCGTGATAGAGACGTGGCGGGAAATCTCGAACTGGCCAGACAGGTTGGAGCGGTGGATGTCGCCATACAATACCGCCGTATTATCGATAAGGCTAATGATCTGGCTCTGAATCTCAACGGGGATGATTGCATCCGTATTGCCTGTGGTGTGCGTGAACTCGGCACGCTGCTCGATAAGGTGGTTCTGGGCTGCGCGTTCGACGTCGGTGAGAGCAGTGCCGCCAACGAGCTGGACGCCAGAACGCTCGGCGATGTCCTTCACCCACGCGCGGGTTGCCGCCGCGTCGTAGTCGGTCACGTCGTAGGCATTGCCAACACCGCCAACATTGGCGGAGCGCGCCAGCGGAACGGCATCCACGCGACGGGCGGTGCCGTTCTCGATGGCTGCGCGGGCGGCTGCGACGGTCGCGGCGCGGGTCTGCGCGGTCGCAGTCTGCTGTGCGCGAATCTCGTTGATGCTCTTCGTCAACTCGGCCATGCGGGCGGCGTCCTCATCGGTCGGCTCGGCGTCATCGGCGGAATACTTGTCGATGAGCGCCTGGAGCTCTTTCAGCAGGTCTTCAAGGTTCATTTTTGTTTCCCTTCTAATTGGTGGCGATTGCCATTACTGCACGCGCCTTTACGAGCGCGTTCTTGCGGCGCACGTGCTCCACGTGCGACTCCTCAATCACTCCGTTGAGAAGGTTTCTTGCACTTATTTCGGTGTTCGGGTCAGCAGGAAGGCTGACTGCGGACACGTCATAAATCTTCTTGACGCGCGTGATTGTCGTGGTGTGCGTGTCTCGGTCGTACTCGGACGCGCCGATGGTGAACGCCCACGACATGCGCGTAACAAGACCGTTGTCGATTTCCTCGAATCGGTTTCGGGCGGCTTCTGATTTCGAGAGGTCGGCGGCCATGAAAAGCCCGTGCTCGTCGGGCTCGACGATGAGCGTGCCGTTCGACTGGCGCGCCAAAACGTCGCCCACATGGTCGAACTGCATGATGATGTCGCTCATGTCGGTATCGACGAATGCGTCTGGGCTGATGACCTCGCGGTACTCGGTGCCGTCATAAGGGTCTTGCCAAAGGACGTATGGGTCATTGAACGTCGAAGCGTATCCCTCGACGTAGTAGTCAGATTCGATGCGCTTCTCGCGCTTGCCGCCATCGGGCAGGCTTCGCAGCACCATCGACATTGTTCTGTATTGACGCTCAGTCGGCTTGGCTGGCATCGTCGTCACCGTCCTTCTTCTTACCGTCGATTGCCGCGACGTTTGCGTTTACCTCAGCCGCCTTGGCGGCTTGCTCGGATGTGTGCTCGCTTATCAAGTCCAGGTCAATGTACTCGCCGCGGATTACGTGGCGGTCGCCGCCCTCGTAATGCGGAAGCTGGAACACGTCAGCGCCCTGGTTGCCCGTCATGATTCCTCGGTCGTAGAGCGATGTGACGACGTTGAGCTTTGTTTGATTACTAGCGAACTCAAGGCGGTTCGCGCTGAACATGATGCTGTTGCCGTACGCGATCTCGTTCGGCGTGAAGGTCATGCACGTAAGCACGTATCCAAGCTGCACCGCGAAAACCTCTGTGCGCCCCTCATAGAACGAGTTGTATGTTTCCTCGTCGGCCTTGTTCATAACGATGTCTTCGCACGAGCCGAAGAACCGATATGCAGCCTTCTCGATGCGTTCCATCTGGGCGGCGTCCACCGTGTAGCTCTGCGGCGTTATCTGCTTGACGTCGTTGTATTTGTTGTCATAGACAGCTATACCGCCAGCGTTCGCCGAACCGAGCTGCTTGTTGAATTCCTTTCGGGCCTTCTCCAAGTCTTCGGGATTGCGGTTCTGCGACATCTTGCCTATGAAGCGAATGGCCGCACCTTGCTCGATGGCCGTCTTCTCAGCTTCGTTCTGCGCGTGCATCAGCTCTAGCGTCGGATTAAGCACGTTCGTCCCGTCGCCGAACAAATCGCTTCTGAATTGGTGACGCGTCAACACGCCGACGCGCGACCATTCGAGCATGGTGGCGTCACCGCCAGGGAAAGACAGCTTGAGCCACAGCGTGCCGCCGACGTCGTAGGCTTCGCACTGTCCCGGAAGGACAGGATAGTAGCCCGTGATGGTCTCGGCGTTCCCGTCGAGGATGGGAACGATAAGGCACGTGTCGCACACGTCCAGCATCGTCGAGATGCGGTGCAGGAACTGCGGCGTTGTCATCCACGGGTTCGGCTGCCATTCGAGCGAGCGCGTTGCCAACCGCTGCGCGGTTCCCGAAACCTCGGGTTTCAGCTTGCTCGCGTGGTCGGCGTTTCGCTCGATGATGCTTCGCGTCAGCTCCGCTTCGTAGATACCGCCACTCCACGTTGTAAAGCGCGGCGCGTACGCCGTGAACGTCTGGAAGTAACCGTCCACGGCCTGCATGATCGGCTTGTGGAATACGGCATCGAACATTGAGCGGAACATCGACGTTCGTTTAGCCACGTTTAACCTCCAATCATGCTTCTGAAATCGTCCATCATGTCTTTTAAGACCACGAATGCATCGCATTCCGCCGCCCAGGCGTCGATGCGGTTGCGCGGGTCTTGGTTCTTTTTGTCGGGCGCGATGTTTCCGTTCGCGTCGCTGCGCACCGCAACGTTCGAGCGGCACCACTCGGCAATCGGGTTGCTGTTGTCAACTACGCGGTTCTCCTTGTACAGGGCGCGTAGTTCCTTCATCGGCATCGAGAGCGTTTGAGCGCCTTGGATGACCTTCTTGAAGTTATCGGCTCCGAAATAACCTTCGTAGGCTTCCACCGTCGGCACGTCGCGCATGTGCCACGGGTCGTAGCCGCACGCAACGGCATAGATGCCGTATTTCTCGCGCACCTCGTCCACCCAATCGAGCACAAGCCGCTTGTCGATGATTGGCGTCGGAGACGTTCGCAGAAGCCCGCGCGCGATCCACGCGTCGTAAGGTACGCCGTCGCGACCGCCGCGTCGTCCTTCCGTTTCCGCCTGCTCCAAGGCGCGAAGCGGAATCCACGCCATGTGCATCGCATATATGCGCTCGTCGTTCGGGCGCATCATCAGCAAGCATGCGGCGGTGAGGTCAGTGGTGTCTGACGCATCAACGCCGAGCACCGCATAAGAAAAAGACCCGTCGGACGGGTCGAAAGTGTCATCGTTATGAATCTCAGCCCACGTAAGCCACGCTTGGCTTTGGTTTTCGATGAGGTTGAAGTCCTTGACCAGAAGTGTCGGCAGAAATGTCGGGTCATCTTTGGCCTTTGAGACGTTTTGGCGCAAGCCCTCAAGGCTTTTGATGGTGCCAAGGCCAGGGTTCGCCTTAATCCACGCCGATTCCTCTTGCCACTCATCGCGCTCATCAAGCTCGAAGACGAACGCTATGAAGCGCTCAGCCTTCTCGCCTGTCGCCTTACCGTCGAGCCATTTGGTGGCGTATTCGTATTGGGCGTCGAAGATGCCGTTCCGAACGAAACCGTTGGTCGTGATTTCCAGAACCAGCGGTTGGCGGCGGGCGGACGTACCCTGAATGGTTAGGTCGTACAGATCACGGTTCTTCATTGCCGCGAGCTCGTCGACGATGGCACCTGAGATGTCAAGGCCGTCGAGGTGGTTCGTGTTGGCGGAAAGCGCCTTGATTGAACCCATGTTGAGGTCGCAGTAGAGGTCACTCACGCGCTTGCGAACGTGCCGCCCAAGAGCGGGCGACGTGAGAACCATGCGCCAGGCGTTGTTGAAGCCCTTCGCCGCCTGGTCGTGAGCCGTGGCGACGTTGTAGACCTCGGGCGCACCCTCATCGTCGTTGATAAGCAAGTCAAGCTCTATGGCGGAAGCAAGCGCGGTCTTGCCGTTCTTGCGCCCCATAATCCAGAGCACTTCGCGATACTGCCGTTTTCCCTCAACGTCCACGAAGCCGAAAACGACGGATAGGATGGCTCGCTGAAAAAGCTCAAGCTCGAACGGCTGGCCGAGCTTGCCAGATGGAAGTCGGCAGAAGCGCTCGATGAAGCTCACGTGTTTCTGCGCGTATTCCTCGCGATAGTGGTATGGATACAGCGGGTCGTCGTTGTCCAAGTCTCGAAGGACGATGGCCGCGACCTGCTGCATCTTCGCGCACGCGGTTATCGTGCCGTCGAGGACGCCGCCGAAGTACTCGCGTATCGCCTTTTCGCACGAGCCAGCGGCCTTCTTCCTAGCCACCGAACCTCGTCTCGTTCAGGTAGTCCATGAGCGCATCGGCTGAAGTGCTGCCGCTCGGCATCATATCGGTAATCTGCTTGATGCCGCGCGAGAACGTTGTGAACAGCTTGTTGTACGCGGAAAAGCCTGGATGCTCGCGCAAGCCCGATTGACCTCCGCCGTTGTCGTACTCGGTGAAGATGCTTTCGCCCATCAGCTCCACGCGAGCTTGGTCGAGTTTCACTTTCAGAAACGCGATGTTCGACATGAGCGGCATGATGGCTGTGCGCTTGTCATCTGGAATGACGTCCTTGGTCAAGCGCTGCAAGCGTTTCAACTCGTTTTGATAGAGCGATTGCACCGATTGCCCGTTCCGCTTCGGGGGGCTCTTCGCGACTTTCGGCGAAATCTCGGTACTTTCGCATACTTTTCGCTTTGCCACAAGACCACCCCCGTTCTGAAAACTTTTGCGCACATAAATCTATCTCCCGGCGTTGGTGCCCTAGGCTGGTAGCCTTGGTTTTCGAACGGGGGGATGCTGCGTCGCTCTGACCTGCTGTTTTGTTGTCTCTGTTTTGTGAGCTGCGAATTGTGCTCAGTCTGTGTGTTCATCGTTCAACGAAACCAAGTTGCCGTCCTCGTCGAACGCCAAGCCTTGCCTAGTGCTGCCCTGCCTTACCCAGCCGTGCACCTTCTTGTGGCACAGGTCGCACAGGCTCACTAGGTTGTCGAGGTTTGTGTTGATGTTCGGATCGTTGACGTTCGCTGGAGTTAGCTCCACGATGTGATGAACCATGACCGCTGGTGTCTCTACTCCTTGAGCCAAGCAATGCTGGCAAAGGTAGCAATCGCGTTGCAATGCCTGCTTGCGAGCCTGTTCCCAGTCGGTCGAGTGATAGAAGCGGTATGAGAAGCCCTTAGCCATCGCCGTACCTTCCCAACAAAAAAGGGACGCGAGCCGAAGCCCGTGTCCCTTTCGTTACCTAATCCACCGTAGCGAACTTTAGCATAAAGCGGGAAGTGAAGGGAAGTACTGTTTTTAATTTTCCTTTAGCCACGCCACGCCAACGGCATCGATATACCTGAACGCGGCATTGCACAATTCGCGGCACCACTTGGGCGAACACTGCATAACAACAGCAACGTCAGCCCATGGCATCGCCTGGCAGTAGCCCATACATACCGCATCTGCGTAGCGGTTGCCCTTGAGTTTTGCCAAGCCGCCGTGATTGTCGTTGCCATACAGCACGGCGCAGGCTTCATCAACGACGGCATTGCTTTCAACGATGCGCTGCTTCAAGCGTTGCTCAAAGTCGATGCGCCCGTTGATCGCATCCATAGGGTCACACGAACCGCCACCACCGCCAGCCGTATAACTCTGAGCCTTTGCCCCTTCACGAGCCTTGAGACGTGCAAGCATTTCTCTTGACTTCTCAAGGCTCGCCACCTCGTCGCGTATGCCCTCAAAGTATTCCTTGGCATCCACGACACATCATCTACTCAATACCGGTAGAGCCGAAGCCGTCTTCGCCACGCTCGGTGCCGCTCAGCTTATCGACTTCCACCAGGTCGCACGGCACAAACGGCACAACGACCATCTGGCATACCCGCGAACCCTTCGGCAGATACACCGTGTCGCAGCTGAGGTTCACGAGAGGTGCGCACACCTCGCCGCGAAATCCGCTGTCGATGACCCCGACGCTGTGGCTGAGCGTGACGCCGTAAAGGCTCGAAAGACCAGAGCGAGGGAACAGCAGCCCAACGCACCCACTCGGAATCTCGAAAGCGCATCCGAGCCCGACGATTGCGCGGGCGTTCGGCTCAAGCCTGCAATCCTCGGTGATGCACAAGTCGAAGCCCGCATCTCCATCGTGTGCGTAACGCGGCAGCTCTGCGCCGTCGAGCAGCTTCACGTTTAGTTTTCGTCCTTGCATATCTGCCCCTTAAAACGGAATGTCTTCGTTGTAAACGTCAGGCACGTATGCCTGCTGCGGTTGAGCCTGGTACGGCTGCTGAGTCTGCGGCTGTTGCGGCTGCCTGTAGTTGGTCATGCCGATAACGTTGTCAACGATGACCTCTAGCTTGCGGCGGCGTTGGCCGTCTGCTTCCCACGTGCTCATGCGCAGGTGTCCTACAACGGCAAGCTTTGCGCCTTTTTGCAGGTAGCCATTAGCTTGCAGCGATTCGCCGCGCTTGCCAAATATCGTGCAATCGACCCAGCTGGTCTCGTCCGCATAGCTGCCGTCTTGCTGCTTGCGCCTATGGTTGACCGCCAGAGAGAACGACGTGATCGCCATGCCGCCAGCCGTGTACCTCACCTCGGCATCGTTGCCGATGTTCCCGCTCAGCGTGCAGGTGTTAAGGCTCTCGGCGCTCATCGGGCACCACCTCCGACGATTGCCAGCGCCATGAAGGCGAAAACCGTGATGGCTGTCGCAATTGCAGGCAGCACCAAGGTAAACGTGCCGTGAGTGAACAGCAGGGCGAACGACTCGACAAGGCAGAAGAAGCAAAACATCAAAATCACTACGAGCATTACGCCAGCAACGGTCACGAACAGAGCTATGCGATTGACGCGCTTGCTTCCATCATCACGTTTCACCATGCCTACCACCTCACCAGGGTAGACAGCAGGTTTGCCCGCTGGTTCTTGCCCAAGCCCTTCACCTTGCGACCGCTTGCTATGCGCAGCTTCTTCATGAGCGCATCGGCACGGGTCTCGGCGTATCCAGGCAAAGCGTAATCATCTGCTTGACGCGCATGCCCGCAGCCGCCTGATCTCCTTCATCCGCAAGCTCAAAGAACTTCTCAAGCGGCAAAGCGCCCTTCTTCAACTGCTCGCGATACTCAGCTCGCTGATGCCTTATCTGCATTCCTTTAGCAAGGTTCTCTTGCCTTTGTTCTTTGGTCAAAATCGGTACCATTTTCACTATCTCCTGATTCTTACTTGAAATACGTCGGTTGTCGTTTTCAAAACCGCTGGTTTTACGGTCTGACCTTTCTTTTTGTTGCCGTTGGCAAAACTGGCACGACTATGCCGTTGGCACACCGTTGGCACCGTCTCCCTTAAGCTCATCGGTAAACTTGTCGAACACCTCTGCCGCCCTCTGGTCGCGCCCCGGCATGGCGTGCGCGTAAAGCCGAAGCGTGGTCGATTCGTTAGCGTGGCCGAAGCGCTCGGCGATGTCCTTAAGGTTCGCGCCGTTCGCCAAAAGCCACGTTGCGTGCGTATGTCGCAAGCTGTGGAACGTGCAGCCCTTGGGAAGACCCAAACTGTTGCGTAGACGGCTGAACGCCTTCGAGACCGTCGTTGGGCGCATGAAGAAGCCGTTGAAACTCACCAGTGGCGAGTTTGGCGTGAAGGCATCGGAAAACGCGTCCTGCAACGCGATGAAACCGAAAACCGTCTCGAATTCCCGTGCCGTCATGGAAACGTTTCGGCTCTTTCGGCCTTTAGTAACATCCACGCGATCAAGCCCGCCGCCGTCAAGTTCGACAATCTTGCCGCATACGTGGAGGTACCCAAGCCGCCTAAAAACATCTCGGCGGCGCATCGCGCACACCTCGCCGACGCGCATGCCCGTATGCAGTGCAAGCCACGCGGCGAACGCGTAGGCCGCTTCGCGCATGGTCTTCTCATTAAGCTCGTCGGGATGCAGGGAAGCCGTAATGGCTTCGTCAAGCCCCGGATAGTCCCATTCGTCGAGCGCCACAGCTTCGTGCTTTTCCTCGGCAGGCGGCTCCACGTAAAACAGCGGGTTCATCTCGCACACGCCGCTTTTGACCCAGTAGTTGTATGCGCCGCGCAAGAAGAAATGCACGCTTCGGACGGTGTTGCGCGACAAGCCTTGTCCGCGCTTCTCCTTCGGAAGCAGCAACCGTGTTTCGAAGTCGCTCAAATCCATTACCGACAACTTGCAGGCAGATTTGCCTTTGAGGTACTTGCCCACATACGAGCGCGCGAACAGGTTCCACCGCTTTACCGTGTAAGGCTGATGCCTTTAACCTTGCGCTCGGCGATATACGTCTTGAGCAAGTCGGTTATGATGGCGCTCTTTACCTTGCCGCCAGCGGAAAGCTGCGAAATCCAATGGTTCGCCAGCTCTTGAGCCTGCGCCCTCGTTGCCGCTTCGGGGAACTGCCGATATGGGCGAATCTTCGTGCCGTCAGGCGCGGTACCGAGATACGGGCGCGCATACCAAACGCCTTTCGCGTCTTGCTTGACCTCAACGCTCATGGCTTCCGCCCTTGTCATTGATTACCTCGATAGCATCGCCAACGATGTCAGACCACATAACGAGGTCTTCGTAGCTGACTTTCACGCTCTCGCGCTCGCGCTTCTCGCACGTCAGGATGCGCCTGCTCATGTCCTGCGAGACCATACAGAGGTTTTCGAGCACATGGCGCTTGCCAAGCCTACTCATCGGAATCACCGCGCGTTATCGTCACCGACACGCCAGAGACGCCGAACAAATGCGCGAGGAACAACAGGGACACCGTTAGATCTTTTACCGCGTTCTCAATGTCCTCGGTCTTTGCGTGTATTGCTTTGCCATTAATCTCGAAGCCAAGCTTGACGCTACTCATCCCCATCACCTTCAATCGCGCGGATCATGTTGTCGATGCACTCTCGCGCCTTCTTGAGGTCTTCGATGCCGTTCTTGTCGCGCCATCGCCAGATGTACTTGAACGCGCATGCCTGCATGTGGGACACGTACGCTTCGGTTCCAAGCATCGACTCCATTGCCGACTTGCAATCGATGCCGGTGTGCCCAGCGTAATGCGATGGCTTCGTAACGGGATCAAAAGCAGAATCAGTGCTTGCTTCCGTTGCGTAAGTGCAATCTACAAAACCATCCTCGTCGGTCAGATCGCCGACGCGTTTGACGTATGAAGTCATTCCTTGCCGCCTTTCTTACAGTTGCGCCAGACGCGCAGGCAGTTAACCAGTGTCGGATTCGCCTTGATTGCGAACTCGAAGTTGACGGCATCGGCATCTATGGTTACTGCTTCGGCCCTGATGCCCATATCGCCAAAAAAAGCACGAACGTCGTCAATAAGGACTGGAACCATTCCGTCGGAATCTCGCTTGACCTCAATTGAGGTAAACCCTCGCTCTCCATAGATTCCACGACCAACAACAATTGGGTCGGGTGCATCAATTCCGCATTGGCCCATATAGCGCCGAAGCCACGTTGCCTGCATTACGTTCCGAACGGCAATCGGAACTCCGCTTTGAGCGGAAAGCTCAAGCAGCCGTGTCGTTTTCCCCGATCCGCGCGTTCCAACGATGCAAATCATTCTTCCTCCTTTGAGCCCAACCACGGATGCGGGAACAGAACCCTTGCGCGGCATCCAGGGCAGTATTTCAAGCTGATAGGTTTGTACGGGTATTCAGGCTCGAACCAGCTGTATTCGCCGCTCCAATCGAACATCAGCTCTTGGCCGCATTTCGAACACGTGAAGCAGTCGCAATCATCGGAAGGCTTGGCAATCCGCAAGCACTGGTCTTCCTCATCCCACACGGTGTCGAACTCTTCTGGAACGAACTCGCACTCTTCGTCAGGCGCATACAGCCTGCCGTCGCATTCGATGACGTCGGGCTCGCCCTGCGGTTCAAGCAGCCGCAAAACACGGCTTTCCCTACTCGCCATCTTCGGCCACCTCCAAAAGCTCTCGATAATGGCCGCCGAAGCTGTTGTCGAGCCATTCGTTGACCCAGCGATAGAACGCGACGAGAAACGGAATCGAGTTCTTATCGTCGGCCCATCCGCAAAAGCCAATGAACCCATCTGAGTTGAACGAAATCGCTTCGCGACCAGTGAAGTACGAGCCATCGCAAGACAAGAAGGCCGATTCAATGCCGCCAGTGCGATGATTCATCCTGATCTTCGAACAGACCTTGCCGCGATGCGAGGTGTGCATGTTGGTGTTTCTTGCGTACGAGCACTCTCTGTTGTATCGCGCAAGCTCGATGGCAATGAAGCCTTCCAGCGCGTCAATATCGTTTTGAGTAAGGTCTGAGTACCCGAACCGCTCGGCGAACATGTTGCGCAGAATGTCCCGCGACAGCTCCATTGGCAACTTGCAATCACGCGGTATAGGGTCTTGGACAACATCAAACACGATTTTCTGTACCTTGCGGCTATCTGATGCGGTCATTGCCTTCTCCTTTCTTCAGCTCGCGGCACTTCCAGCAGCGCTTGTCTCCCGTCGGCTTGTCGATTTCGATGAACCAATCAAGCGGACGTTCCGCGTCGCAGAATGGGCACCGCCGCGTTTTGACCTTGTTGGCATAGCTTCGCCAAGACATGTGAATCACCGTCCTTTGTTGAAAACTCTTCAATTGTTGAAAACCTGTTGAAAACGTGTTGAAAACTATGATTCGAGCGACTGAAAAGCTCGAAAACCCGACGCGAAAACGAACGTCCGCAAAGAAAGAAGCAAAGAAAGTAAGACTTACTTGTCACATAACGCCACAAGCACGTTTGCGGGTTTTGGGTTTGGGTTGGGTTGGGACCCAACCCAAAACCCGCCCTGTATTGTTATGTATTGTATTGTTAGGGTTTAGCCAATCGCAAACCGATGGTTTACCGCTGGTTTCTTCCATGAACATCCGTTTTACCGCCTTTAACCTGCTATTTCATCGGCTCTGACTTGTTCTTGCGAGGTCTCCCGCCTTTGGCTCCGTTCGCCCTTTGCATGCCGAAATACAGAGCGTTTTTCTGCATCCTCGCGCTTTCGATGCGCCCTTTTCCGTCGCGCGTCAGCAAGCCGATCTCAAGAAGACAGCTGATGAAGTCCTTGCAATCGTCGATGCTTGAAATCTCGTCGAACGCGCCAGCTTTGCGCATGCCAATCTGTTCGGCGAGTATCAGCCAGTCCTCGTCCGTCTCCACGGGCAAAGAGTGCGTCGTGGTGTTCGCCAGAATCTCGCACAGCCGCCAGAATGCGCCATACCCAGCGTTTCCATAGCGGAACAGCAATCGTTGGCACTTCTGGTCTTGCGCGGCGTTTGAGTCGTGCTGGAACCACGCCATAGGGTCTTGCGCCTTGTCGTGAACCTCCTTGGCAACCATCATTCGTCTTCACCTCCTTCATCCATCACAAGCCCCTTGCTCATGCCGCGAAGATGCCAGCCCTCCCATACGCAGTGGCCGCACTCTCGGCAGTTCGTCCAGATCAAGATGCCGCGAAACATGCACCTGCTTTTCGGCTTGTTGCCCGTGGCGTCGAAAACGCCGTTCTCGTACTCGCATGTGCCAGGCTCTGGCATTGGCGGCTCTTCGAACAAGCTCAGCTGGTCACAACTGCTCGACATACTTCTGGCTCGCGGTTCGGATGATTGTCATCAGATGGTCTTCTGGGTCTCCCGCCTTCAAGCGACCATCGACCAGCACAGACGCGTACGCGAGCGTTGAGCAGATGATTTCGCTCACAAACGCGGCATCGAAGTCGATGCGTTCGCCGGTGACGCTGTTGCCAATGTGGCAATCCTCGATGCAGTGAGCAACGTCGGAAACTTCGCGAAGCTGCTTGACGATGTTCTTGCGCAGCATGTCAGCCCTCTTTCTTCGTGTCGTAGATAGACTTGCGTGTCTCGATGTTCAGATCGGGGTGTCTCTCCAAGAGCCAACGGCTCAGAAGCGGCGTATCCGTGTTGTTGATGGCATAGGCGTGTTCTTGTCCGTTTCCATCCATGAACGGAACGCCCGTAATCTGATGCGAACCCTCGTAGCGCTGTTTTTCGATGAGGTACTTGGTCGATACGCGCATGCCGCGCTGATGGATAGCCAAGGCCGTGAGTTCGATGCTTCGAAGCGTCTTGGGGTTCAGCTCGCACCATTTGGCGAACAGCTCTGCGCGGTCTTGAATCTTGAGCGGAAGCGGGTAGACCGCCATTCGCTCTTGCCGCATCACGTTTTCGAGCGGCTGGGTGAAATCGTCGGTGTTCATCGCACGTCACGCCCGATCAAATGAAAGATGAACCAGACCTCAGCGACGAGCAGGACAAGCGGAAGCCACCAGCAGCCAAAGGAATCGCAAAACCAGATGAGCCATTCAGCCGCCGCCATTGGGACGATTCCGCACAGGCACAACGCCGCGAAAATGTAGACAAACCAACGGATAACCAACGGTTTTCCTGCTAGAATCTCATCGTCATTGCTCTGGAAGTTTTGACGATAGCCCGTGCGCGTTTGCCGACGTGCGCGGGCACCTTCTCTTTGCAGGTTTGCGCAGCTTCTCTGACCCTCGTAAAGAACCGACGCTGATACGCACTCGACGCGCTGCGGCGGTTTTGCTTGTCTAAAACCACTACGCAAACCAGTGGTTTCTTGCTTGGTTTCATACATTTGAAACCCCTCCTTTCTTAATGCTTGCGAACGATGAAAGTGGTGTGCTTGAGCGCATATTCGACGCCAAGCCCAACGCCGACGGCAACAGCCGAAGCGAAGAAGCTCCACAGGCCGACTACCTGAAAAAGCTCGTCAAGCCACTCCATTACGCGATTTCCCCCCATCCCATAAGCTCATTGGGGCTGATGTGCGCAACTCGGCAGATGGACATGATCTTGTCTGCGCCTGGGATGTAACCCTCACCGCTCTCGTACTTCACGACGGAATCTTTGGAGATACCGACGCGCTTTGCGAACTCATCTTGAGATATATCGAGCTTCGCGCGAGCTGCTCGCAAGTTCGCCGCAAACACCTCCTTGTTGAAACCCATTACGTTTCCTCCTTTCTGCATTGAGCCAATATTTGGCTACTTGCTTGTCAAGTAGCCAACCCGTATATTCCTAGGGTTTACCCTGGGAATATTAGCCAGCTGCTAATTTCCTTAGCAACTGGCTACGCACTATAGCTATGCAAAATAACGCTGTCAAGCGAAAACTAATAATTTCGCTGTGTATTGGCTAATTTCGTTGTACTATGCACTTACATTAGAAGAGAAGGAGACTAGCAGTGAACATTCGCCTTATGAAGCTGCGGAAAGCCGCTGGTTACTCGAACAGAGACGAGTTTGCCGAAAAGATTGGTGTGAACAAGTACACCTATCGATCATGGGAATCTGGCGCGGCAATGATGAATGCTGAGCAGATTTGGAATCTTTCCATTGCATTGGGCTGTTCCCCAAATGACATACTCGGTTGGAATGATGAGACTTGCGAATTTGATAACGTTGATGACCTTTCGTCTGACGAGCGCGAAATGATTGATCATTACCGCGAAAGTTCGCCCGAGTGGCAGCAAAACATCGCCATGACAGCCAAGGCAGCTGCAAGGGAATCAAAAGAAGATTAGACATAAAAATGCCCCGCACCTATCCGCCAAGACCAGTGCAGGGCTTGCCAATCCGTTCAAATGAAAAGGCAAGGTGATTTTATCATGCCAAAGGGCACACGTGCCGCCATCTATGCACGTTTCAGTTCGCATAACCAGCGAAGTGAAAGTATTGACATCCAAGTAGAGAAGTCGCGTGAGTACTGCGCGGAAAACGGCCTTGACGTTGTGCGCGTATATAGCGATTACGCACAAACAGGCCGTGACGTGCAGCGCGTAGAATTTCAACGCATGATGGCAGACGCAAAACTAGGGTTATTCGATTATGTAGTGATCTATAAGGTTACGCGTATCATGCGCAACCGTGACGAAATGGCGCTTGCACGTATCAGGCTGCGCAAGGCAGGCGTTGAAATCCTCTATGCCGGTGAAACGCTCGGCGAGGGCTCAACTAAAGTTCTGCACCTCGGCATGCTTGAAGTGCTTGCCGAGTATGAAAGCGCCGTCGATAGTGAGCGCATACGCGACGGCATACAGAAGAACGCGCAACGCGGCATGGCGAGCGGTCAGCGCCTGTACGGTTGGGACGTTGTAAACGATCGCTTCGTCGTAAACGAGCGCGAAGCCGCCGTTATGCACAAGATGAAAAACATGCTGTTCTCAGGCTCAACCATTGCCGACATCCAAAGGGCAATAAAAAACGAGCGGACAAGGCGCGGCAAGGCATTCTCGCAAAGCACGATTAAAAGGCTGCTCTCGCGCGAGCAAAATTGCGGCGTGTACAAATACGCTGGCGTGCGCACGACGAACGGCATGCCTGCACTGTGGTCACGCCAGGAACAAGACGAGATTGCAAGCATCCTCAACGGACGCGGCCACAAGCACCGCGTTGTTGACGGAGAGCAGCCCTATGCGCTCAGTGGCAAGATGTATTGCCGAGAGTGCGGCAGATGGTTTGTCGGAACCTCTGGAACTGGAAAGAGTGGCAAAACGTATTACTACTACCGCTGTCCGAAGTGTCGCAGGACGTTCCGTCGCGATCTCATAGAGGATGCGGTTTCCGACACCATACTCGAATCGATACATGACCCAAAGGTGCGCGAGCGCATCATCGCAACGCTTGAGATGATGATCGCTGAAACCGCCGAGGATGACGCGCCAAAGGAAAGCGAGCGCATCACGGCAGAGATTAAGCGCATTGACGCGGCGTTTGAGCGCATATGGCACGCCATAGAGGACGGTATAGCGCCCCCAGGCGGCAAGGATAGGGTTGAGGAATTGAAAGCCCGTCAAGCGGCTCTGAAAGAGGAATTGGAGAAGGCGCTTGAAGCGGAAAGCGCCGAAGACTTGAGCCTTGATGACTATCTTGCATGGCTCGACACGCTAGGCGCAGAATCTGACCCGTTCGAAATCATCGACACGTTCATACGATTCATACAAATCGACGGCGATGAAGTACAGCTGTTCTTTAGCTTCGACAATTGGGACGATGATTTTATGCCGACAAAAAAAGACGAACCCCTGATGAACAAGGGTTCGTCTAACTTTGATGTGGGTGGAGCAGCCGCAACTTACTGCGAACACGACCATATACTTAAAAAAAGGCTCGAATCAAGGTTACGCGAAACTGGTTTGCTGTCATAACTTTTTG